CCTGTATAGCCTGTAGGGCCTGTAACGGTTGAGGCAGCTCCTGCGGCGCCGGTGAAACCTGTATAGCCTGTATAGCCTGTAGGGCCTGTAACGGTTGAGGCAGCCCCATAGCCCGTATAGCCTGTATAACCCGTGTAGCCTGTGTAGCCAGTGTAGCCCGTCGGGCCAATTGGTCCTAAATTATCTTTAGAGATTCTCTTTGTAGTACCTGCAGCGCTATCTGTTGTGTCAGAAACATCAACAACAGGAATCCAATCGCCACCTACTGCGACTGCTAATTCTGTCAGTTCTGTTATTTTTTTATCAGCCATATTTTAACAAAAAAAGCATTCACACCTATTCTTTTTTAGGTATAAATGCTTCGGTTTTTCCGTCAGCGTTTAATTTTTAGTTTATGGTATTGCCGGCTTCGCCACCTTTGTCCATTCCCTAGATGGGTGGTTCCCTCCTATTACAATCTTACCACCAGCTTCAGTTAAAAGATAATCTCCTTGTTCTCGTTTTAAATAACTTATTATTGGATATAGAACCCAAGTTGCCACTGCTTTTGCTATTTTTGTAAAAACCATTAATAATCACTCCCGTCATTCCCCCTATCGCTTGCAGGAGGTAATGTGCCAAACACCTCTCTATCTAAATTACCATGCTTTAATATTTCTATTGCTTTTTCTAAATCAAATTTATAACTTAATTCTTTTTCTGATAATGGAATTGGTTTTTCTTTACCTTCTTTATAATCAATAATCACGCCCCTAGACCAAATTTCATGCAAAGCTTTTGGTATTCCATGAGTAGTATCGCTTGGGTCTTCACTCATATCAGTTGTACCTGTTAAATCAGTAATAACACTAGGATAAGTATTTACATAGATTCTAAGCCCAGCCGTAACATCAGTAATTGACCCAGAATAAATCATAATAGCTTTTCTTAATAGATCAAACCTGGCCCCGGTAGGGTTACCATTGCTTACTTGAGAATTATTAAATACATCAGTAATATTAGTTTCTGTAGCAATCGGATAACCTATTTGAGTGATATCAATTTCTGATAGGGGAATCCAATTAGTACCATTTAGCTTAGCCTCTACTCTTTTTATTCTGGAAATAATATCTAGGGGTTGTGGGTACTCTCTTTGATCTTCAACTAAATCACAAGTTTGTGGGATAAGAAGTATATCTTCATCTGCCTTTAAAATCGCTTTAGCAATCTCATATTGTCTAACTTCCATTCCAAGAAGAAGTTGAGCATCAGTAAAAGTAGTAGAATTTGTCCGAGTTTTCCACCTTACCCAAGATGTGAATTTTGCAGGTGTCATATAAACATTATAACACTAGAAAAATAAAGAAGTCTAGCTTGTTGAAGGAACAATTTTTGCGCCTTTAGATAAAGGATACCAAGAACAAAGGAATCTAATTGCTCCGGCTGTAATATTGGCTGTGCCATTATATAAAAGAATATCTAAACCATTTGCAATTATTTTTTCTGCTGCGACAGTTGAAGCCTCAACACTGGCATCAGGTGAATTATCATGCCAAATTTCATTAATAGCCAATCCCGTTGCATTAGCTACTTGAGCTATAATTCCGGCAACATCCTTAGTTGTCCCAATATTTATTGTAGCGGCTCCCACTAAAGTTGTTTCAACTATTCCAACAACCCTAGCTCTAACCGTTCCCGTAACTGTGAATAATGCTCCGCCATCTAAAGCACCGCCATCATCGCCCCAGGCATCAGTCGTACCTCCAAGGAAAGTTACTAGCTTCTCACACCTTAAAGGCGACCATGAAGGGTCATTAACTATTTGATCGTCTGCATCTCGCGGTTGTTCTACATCATGTCCCATATTTATTCCTCATAAATTACTAAAACTTTACCGTCAACTTGAACTACTGTTTCCAAAAATTTAACATTGCTTATAAAATTTTCCAAAGTGGTTAAATCTGTTTCTGTGCTTACTGAGAAAGTTTTAACTTTGTAAGGTTTTTTAGCCATAAAGCCTCCTATTTCTTCTTAGAGGCTTTCTTTTTAGGGGCCAACTGAGAAGGATCGTATTTAAGCCCATGTGCTTGATAATCTTCTGAAAGGGGAAGTCCTACGATCTTTTTCTTTGCTTTTCTTTTCTTTGATGCTTTTCTTTTCTTTGATTTTGATTTAGCCATATTATTATGCCTCCACTGCTACGCCAGTTGTATTGTGGGTTGGCACTGCTCCATCTACCCAAATTCCAACTGAGGCTTCTTTTAATAAAGTAACATTCCAAGCGGAACAATTTTTAAGAGCAATAAGACCTTCTGTTTGTTTTCCGCCTGAACAAGTAACTGCTTCTGCTGGGATTGCTGCTGCCAATTCTGTGTTGAAAAATTCACAATTCTTAAACATTAACATTCTTTCTACATCAGTTGTACCAGGAGCATCAACATAAGAGTTTGCTGTGCCTCCTGCTTTTCTCCAAAATAGACAATCTTCAAAATAAACATCCCGACAAACTTTTCCGGAAACTACTTCTCTTTTAAGCTGAACACAAGGACGAATAATTGCAGTAGAGATAGCATTTACATTTGAACCAAGAGTACATCTCTTAAACTGGGCGCTATCACCATTAAGTAGTAATTCTGCTGCTAAAGTATCATCTAACTGAGTAGATTTATACATTTCTACGCCTTCATATAAAGCGTATTCTCCTGCTTCTGCTACAGCGTATCTTTCTGCGGTAGCTGTTCCAGAGCTATCAACCTTTAAATTCTTAAAGCTATTACCAACACCGGTATTTTTAATAGCCGCAATATCGGCTGTTTCTGTTGATACTCCAAGAGTGATTCTAGATCTTTGACCATATAAGCGGCCAAGCGCCCCCATACCGTAAAAATGAACTCTGTTTTTAGCAACACTCAACATTTCGGTAAGAGCGTGCCCACCATGAGCGTTAAGTAAAACAACATCATTTCTATTGCTGGTCATAGCGGCATAAAGAGTGGCAAGGTCTGTTTGAATTGCATTAGTACCATCTTCATAAATCCTATTATGGTTATTATAATATTCAGTCCAAGCCGCATCAGTAGCATTCATTAAAACATAGATATTTCCAGGAATAAATGAAGGTTTAAAGGAACTAACAATAGCTCTTAAACATTTTTCAAGAGCTAAGTTTCCTTGAGTTGTTTCTGAATTAATTTCTGGCCACATATTTTTTCCTTTATTAAACCTGACCTGACCTAACCTAATTTTATAATTTTAGCCCATTGCCAACCAGCTTAGTTGCTCGTCGGTAACATTGAGGTCTGTGTCTAGTCCAACTGTAAATCCGTAAGATAATGGGGTAATTCCAAGCGTAGTAATAAGAGTAAAATCTCCTGCGGTAACTCGTTTATGGGCTGAAGCATCTGCCATTCCCTCAAACCATTCAATCGTACATCCTGTGGCTGCTAAGTTTTGAACCTTAACATAACGAGGCTTAAAGCCGGTAGTAATATTAAAAGCTGCTGCTGTAGCATCTGAAACATATCTTCCAATAGCTACATTTCTAACTTGGTGCATTGATTGTGTTGATGTTACGGTCATATTATTTCCTTATTATTTATTCGTCAACTGCGTGTTCTATTCTACCAATCCAGCTTTGATTTAAAATCTTAGCGACATAAGTTGCTTTCCAGCCACTTGTTGCTCTTTGATTTAATGGGTCTTCACCAGAGCCTAAAGGCTTAACTATGTTTTTAAGAGCCTCACCGGAAATTCTAGTTTGAGCATAAGCTCTTGTGCCAAAAATTAAGGTACAGTGAACTGTAGTAACTAAAGTACCTGTTTTTGTTTTAGCATTAGTAGTCATCAAGAACCTGACATTAGCACATGATCCAACTTCCTCTTCCATTACGTCAGATTTATTAGGATATTTCTCAACTGGAGTCCAACCTGTTGCATCATCCAAGTCAAAAAGAGTATCTTCGCTTATAATTCCGATAAATGAATTTCCAACTGGAGTTGTATTATATCCAGTTGAAGGATTAATCATTCTTTTAACTGGTTTTGCGTTATTTCCTCTAAGGGTCCTGACCATTTCTTTAATTTCTGCCCTATTCAATTTCATGGCCGGGCCAATTTCTGTAATATCAGTAGCAGTTGAGGCAAATTGAACAGTTGTTCCTGCCACAATAACATCTCTACAAAGAGTATCTAAAGTAAGTCCAACCTGATCTCCCAATACGTCTTCAGCTACTTCAGTTAAAACTGGGTCATAGCTTTGCATATCAACGATATCAGTTACGGTAACATAATCGCCATATTGTAAAACTGTGGCAAAAAGGTCTGTGGCTGAAAGTTGACTGCCGGATGGAGTAACTCCCTCAGTTAAAGCAGTAGTAGCAGCGCTTAACAATCCATATCTTCGGAATTTAGCAACATTAGTACCTGCTTTGCGTGGAAGGTCTTTTACTTGAGCGAAACGATTATGAAGTAAGGCTGGGGTTGCTCTATCAAGCAAAACCTTGTTATAGAAATTATTAACTTCAACAGGAATCCCGGTTGTGGAAACTCCTTCTGCTCCTGCTGCTGCTCTTGCTGTAAGTGATCCTGGCATATTGTATTAAAAAAGGCACTGATCTTTTACGATCTAGTGCCGGTTTTTCCGTATTCACTAATAATTAATTTAATAATAATCTAAACTTAAACAGCTTGTCAAGTACCAATTTAAATCTGTTATTCTAATTTGTCGCGAACTGGTTTTCCAGTTTTAGGGTCAAGTCTATCTATCAGAAAAGGCTTACCTGCTTTTTCCGTCAATTTATCAACTTCATCTAACATTTTTGCAACCGTTTCAGGAACATCATTATATACACCATGGGGAACAAACCATTTAAAACCATTTATTTGAAATGGTGTGTACGCGCCGCTTACATAAACTTGCTCTTTTCTTTTTCTTGCTTTATTATATACCCAATTTACTATCCCAACTTTTTCCTTTCCCTGTAAAGGTATTTTAATTCTTACCCGAGGCTCTTTCATCAATTTAGCCCTCATTATTTCTTTCTTACTCAAATATCTCTTTTTTTCTTTCTTTAATTCACCTGGAGTTTCAACTTTAACTTGGGAGCGGAGAGTGTTAATTGTAGCTATAAGGGTCTTTTTCTTTTCAAAGCTCTCAGCATCTTCTTCAGACATACCAAGTTTAACCAATATTTCCCTAAGGTCTTTTATTGTCAACTTCATTAATTCTTCTTTTTGTTTATCTTTAACACTCATGGTTTCCTCCTATTATAATATTATCTACGATCAAATATTTCTGCTTTTTTAGCTTCCATTTCTTTTTGTGTAGCTTTGCCCCAATCTTTTCCTCCGCTTGCCGGCTTTCTAACAGTAACCCCTCCGCCTTTAGTAGCATTAGCCTTCTCAGTCGCTTCTCTTTCTTTTTGCGCGCCTATTTTCTGTTGATGCGGAGCAGTAACGATACGCATAGCATCCCCGGCAACAAGAGAGGGATGAACCTTCATATATTTTAAAGCCTTTTCCCTATACTTACTATATTCAGGATTATCCCTAATAACAGAATCTATTTCTAATTGATCTCTAGTATCTCCAATTCCTGCTTCTTTTAATTTCTTATCAACTATGCTGTTTACCATTTGTTCATCGTCTGGGTCTATCTCTTCCTCTTCACCTTCTTCTTTTTTCTTAGTTCCAATTCTTGTTTGAGGCTCTTGGGGTTCTTCCTCTTCTTCCTCTTCTTCTTTTTCAAGTACACCCTTAAAGGTTTCCTTTTGCTCATCAGTGAGGTTATCTACATTTTCTTGGAGAAAGGTTTTTTGTTCTTCTGAAACTTCTTCCGGAGATACTTCAAGTACTTCTTCTAACTTTAATTCTGGGGGGTTGTTGTTTTGTTCTTCACTCATAGTTTCGGTTTTTCCGTTTTACTAATTATAAAGTAAATATAATCTCTATTAATAGAATTGTCAAGAGCTAGCTTTTTCACGAGCCTTTTTTATTTCTTCTTCACGAGCCTTTTTTATTTCTTCGGCAGTCTGGTAAGGGTCAAGGTTTGGTTCTTTTCCCTCCGGAGAAGGAGATAGTCTTTCAATAATTAACTTAGGAGTATCAACTATTTCTTTATGAATTTTTAACCTATCTCTAAGACGGTTCATTTTCTTTGTCTTCCCACCTTCTAATATTTGTTCAGTAA